AGTGGTAGGTCTTATTCGTAGATCTTCAAACATTAATACAGGTCGTATTTCTGGAATTCTACATCACCCAAACTTATCACTTATTCAAGCAGACATGGGAGATTCAACATCTATCATGAATGTATTATTACCATTAAAAGATGCCCCAAGAATCGAAATCTATAATCTTGCAGCGCAATCTCATGTTCATTCGTCATTCTCTCAACCCGAATACACTGCAGATGTCAATGGAACTGGTGTTTTGAGAGTTTTAGAAGCAATTCGTCAGTTAGGATTAACAGACAAAACACGTTTCTATCAAGCTTCAACCTCTGAAATGTTCGGTAAAGTTGTTGAGACTCCACAATCAGAAACTACACCTTTTTATCCACGTAGTCCATACGGAGTTGCAAAGTTATACGGATATTGGATTACGAAGAACTATCGTGAAAGTTATGGGATGTTTGCGTGCAATGGTATTCTCTTTAATCATGAATCTGAACGTCGTGGTGAAGAGTTTGTAACACGTAAGATTACCAAGGGAATTGCAAGTGTGTATTCAGACCCTAACTTTACATTGGAGATTGGAAATATGGATGCCAAAAGAGATTGGGGTCATGCAGAAGAATATGTATATGGAATGTGGCTGATGCTTCAGCAAGACGTTCCAGATGACTTTGTTTTAGCAACAGGTGAGACTCATACAGTTCGTGAATTTGTGGAACTTGCTTTCAAATCCATAGGTCATTCAATCACTTGGTCGGGAGAGGGAATCAATGAAATAGGAACTGATGAAACAGGACGCGTAGTGATTCGAATGAATCCAAAATTCTATCGTCCAGCTGAAGTAGAACTCTTAATTGGAAATCCTACTAAAGCAAAGACAATATTAGGATGGAGCCCTAAAATAACCTTTGAGCAACTGGTTAATCGTATGATGGTGGCGGACAGTAAAACGCATACTTCCCAGGATCAATCTTCTTAAAGATTTCATGAAACGAAATATGATTCGATCGGATTGATTCTAATCGGTCCATATCTACTAACTTTGGATTGACCCACCAATCTTCAAATGCACCAAACTTTTCGTAGGGTGAATCAGGCATCACAACGTCTGCACATAGCAAAACATACCCAAGTTCTGTTAGCTTTTTGCGAAGATAGTCTCGAAGTTCAGTTCCAACACGATACTGATCATGTTCAATCGTCATACATGCAAAGTTGATTTTGTCAAAAGGAAACCTATCAAATGCAGAACGTGTTGCACCATCTACATCAAATGAAATGTAATCAATAGTTCCTTTCAAGAATGGATATTGTTCTAATGTTTTGTTCCAATCAATTTTTGTAACATCTGCGTGTAAAAAGGGAGTATTTCTCTTTTGCTTGAACTCCTCTCCAAAGTCTTGATAATCAATTGAAAGACCTGACCATCCTTCAAGTTCAAGAATTCGGGTGTTGTTATGATACGTTGGACGAAAGGAACCCAAATCCAAAAATATTCCTTTACGACCTAATACATGTCTTACAAAGACATCTTGCCCTGCTTGACTTAGTGAAAGAACTGGCATTGATTAATTTAAAGGGTGAATATCTAAATAGTAAAATGAAATTTGTAGTTTACGCTCCATATTCAGATCCACTTTGCGGTGGTCTTAATGTGTTATGCAATCTTGCAAAGAAACTATCTGAAAAAGGAAACGATGTAAAAATATGGTCTCATGCTGACTTTTCTGCATACACGTTATTTCCTAATTATACAGATCAGATTGGATTTGAAGAAGATACAATTGTCATCTATCCAGAGATGATATTAACAAATCCTATACAAGCAAAAAGAATAGTTCGATGGGTTTTATATGGTTCTCATCTCTATGATCACTATCTACCAGATGAAACCATCTATTACTTTGACCCTTTTTGTCAGAACCATTTTCCAACGAAACTATTACAATGTTTTAATGTTCCTCCTAATTTATGTTTTCCTACAGAACCTAGAACAGAAGAATCATGTTTTGTTCTGAAAAAGGGATATAAAAATACTTGGGCTCGTGATCAATTCTATGGAAATCATCCTACTGGACTTAATCTTTCTTCATTAAGCCATAATTCAGAAATCATTGAAGTATTAAAAAAGACTAAATACTTTCATTGTTATGACCCTGCATCATTTATCATCATTATGGCTCTCTTATGCGGATGTATTGTAATCCAACATCCATATATTGAAGGACAGACTCGAGAACAATGGGAACATTCAGTTGGGTTTGGATACATTGGTAAAGTTAAAGGACTTGCTTATGGAGATGAAGACCTATCATATGCAGAATCAACAATTCATGAAGCACCTGAATACTTCCAAAATTTTTTTGCATTTGCAGATTCAACATTAAACTGTTTCATTGAGGACATGGAATCAGGAAACTTTACAAACGAACCGTGTTATAAATTTAATGAATCTCCCTATTCATATCAACACTGTTTTCGATAATGATTTAGATATGAATCAAATATAACTAGAAATGAAGTTTGTTATTGCAACACACATAGGCTTTTGGGAACGAGATGGTGGTCTGAATTGCCTTATCCAATTAGCTAAAATGCTTAATGAAAGAGGACAAGATGTTAAATTACGAGTACCTCCAGGTGAAGAAGAAGGATACAAACGTAACAAAATCTATCCTCATTATTTTGAAGGAGATGCTGTTGATGAAGATTGTATTGCAATTTATATTGATTGCACAACTGGTAATCCACTAAAGGCTAAAAGGGTAGTTCGATACTTAACGTATGGTTCTCATTGGTATCCAGACTATGAACCAAATGAAACTATCTATTATCATGCTCCATTCTGCAAGAACAATCCTGCTAAACAAAGACTTATGCCAATTCATTGGCCAGAAGGTCTTGTAAATAAAGGTCTTGAACGAACAAATCAAGCATGCTTTATGACCAAAAAGGGAGATCGTTATAGAGATGTTCAAGAGTTATTTGCAAATAGTCAACATCCCTATGGTTCAGATTTACAATATAAAAGTCATGATGAATTGATTCATACTTTCAATACAACTAAATACTTCTACTGTTTTGATCCTTGTTCTTTCTTAGTAATTATGGCATTGATGTGTGGTTGTGTTGTAATTCAACACCCATTTCTAGGACTAACTGCAGAAGAATGGAAGTATACAATTGGACTAGAAAGTCTTGATGGTATTGCATATGGATATGAAAATCTAGCACATGCTGAATCTACAATGCATAATGCTGTAAGTGGATGTCTAAAATTCAAACAGAAATCTGAATCCACCGTAGATAAGTTTATTCAAGATATGGAAACTGGAAACTATACAACTGAACCTTGTTATAGGTTCAATGATTCACCCTGTTCTTTTCAGCACATTAATAAAGCATAACTAATACACTCTTCAAGAAATTCAACATCTTTACATGGAACTGATTCAGAAGTCCAAATCTCTTTTTGACGTTCTTGTTCATCTCGATCCCACTGATGATGATAACTATATCCTCTCACTCGGTCATGAATAGGAATTCGGTCTGAAATCTGTAACTTTCTAGCAATTGCTCTTTCATTCCAAGGATAGAATCCAAACCATACAACATACGCAGGAATTTGAGCTGTAATAGGATGAACAGGATAATGTCTTCCTAATCCATAACTTCCATCAGGATACGAAAAGAAAGAACGATACATTCTTCGTGTAACATTCACACGCTCAACTCGACTTATCATTTCCTGAAGAGTTGCAGGATACGTATTCACATCAGATGAAATAGCTCCAAGTCCTTGAATTGAATAGTTTGAATTAGGAGCATCTGCAATTAGTTCTCGAATTGGGTGTGCACTCATCAAGAACTCAGTTGTATTCAACACCATTTTATAGCCTTCAAACTCTCTTTCAATACTCATAAACTCTTGATCAATTTCATCTGCACCAAACGTTGAATTAATAGTTGTTCTAATTTCCCATGTTGGGCACATCTCACGTATAATCTCAAGAGAACGATCCGTTGAATGCCAGTCTACAATGACACCATGATCGAATATCTTTCGATGATGCTCTAACCAAAAAGGCAATAGATATTCTTCATTGTAGATTCCTGAAATAACAGTTAGCTTCATACTTGTCTTCTTACTTCAACTCTCAAAATCAGTTTGGAGTTCCAACTTGATTTTTTGATTTTTTGGTTTTTTTGTTTTATGTTGTTTAGTTGCTGTATGCTAGGCCGCCCATGCCTGACATGACTCGCAACACGTTGTAGTTGACTGCATAAACTCGCACCTGAGCAGTGCGGCCGCCTCGGACCGTGTTGACTGAGACCGTGAGCTGGAGGGTCGCCTTGTCGATACGGGAGAAGTTGCAGGTGCCTGATGGCTGGTGCTCCTCGGGCTTGAGTGCGAAGGAATACACGTTAATACCCTGAGCAGGTGTTCGGCTGTGGTGCTGGAATGGCTGCACTCGGGAGAAGTATCGTCCCTCACGCTCAGTGAATCGGTCTTGGCCGTTGAGCTGGAGCTTGGCAACTTCAACTGGGTTCTTACCCTCGCACTTGACTCCAGATTGGAGGATGACCTTGGCGAGGAGGTAGTTGGTCGTGTCCTCGAACACAATGCCTTGTGTCTGAGTTGTTGTTGTGTCCAACCAAGAAGCACCTTGGAGTGATGGTCCAGGGCCTGGCATACCGAGACCGGAGATGAAGTAAGGACCAGATGCACCATCACCAGCGAATGTAGGAACTGTGCCTGTAGCACCGCCAGTGGCCAAAGAGCCACGTGCAAGAACATCCATCACGATACCCTCAGTGCTGAAGTCATCAGTGTAGTTGAATGGCTGGCATCCGTTGACCTCAGTAATAAACTCCTGGTTAGGTGTGCAGTCAACGAAGGAATCTCGTTGAACAACCCAGACAAGCTCCTTAACCGGGTGGTTGAAGTTGAGCTGAATCTTGTTGGAGGAGGAGGTGATGGACTCAGCACCAGTGAACTGGAGCTGCTCAATCAAATACTCGTGAGTCTGCTGGGCAAATCGGCGTCTCTCCTCAGTGTCGAGGTAGATGTAGTCGATGTAGAGCGAAGCAGCAGTCAAGGACTGGATGCTTGTTGGAGCAGTGAAAGTAGGAGTCAACTCGTAGTATACGCAGTTGATCCACTGCTCGAACTCAA